TACAGCACCAGGCGCAGTTAGACCACAGCTATTGGGATGAAGCTAATAGTAAATATGTGCGCTTCTGCAATAGTGTGGGATATAAGCGTGCCTATCCTGATGGTAGCATTAAACTAATCCAGGCCCTCCCTGAGAACGTATGTCTCAAGGGCGTAACTGAATATGGAGATCCACCTAATCGCCCTCTACCTATTGTCGATAAGCTAGGTCTAGTTGGTAAGAAGGGCATGACCTGTAGTGAATGTATTCGCGCAGGCCTGCATAGTCAAGAGGTAGAAGGTAAGGACCGCCCTGTTACCTGTAGCCCGACGGGCCAGCTTATCTTCTATGTTACAGGCTTCACCACTCGTGTATTGTCTAATAAGGGGGGCAAGGTCACATCTACCTTCACTGACTATACAGTGAAGGAACTCATGGATGATACTGGCTTCATCCTAATCATTCCCCTCAAGGCAAAGTCTACTCGCCGTGGTATCTGGGATGCCTCAACTAAACAGTGGACTAGTGTTGGTTATGAGGCTATGGTCAATAATCTCATCTACAAGCACAGCAAGGACTTCAATAATGCTCCTGTTGGCAAACGCGATACTATTGCAATGAAGATGAGTCCTTATTTTCAGACTATTATCATTAGTATCGTGCCGCCTAATCCAGAAGATAAGAACCCCAAGGCATCACTAAACTTCGCAGTTAAGGAGATTCCTGACTTAGGAGCTATTAAGGCAGCACGCAAATACTGGCAGCAGATTAATCCTGTTGATGAGATTAATGTCCTCAATGAGGGTGACTTCAGCAACACAAAGAGTGTTGGCCCGTGTACTGCGGAAATTGTAGAAGAAGAAACAATTGAGATTAATGGGAACCCCTGGGCCGAATGATAATACGAGTAGATGGTAACTGGGCCTATATACCAGAACTACTGCCAGGCTGTCATAGACATCTCTCTGCAGTGCTAGACGTAGAAGAGGCCCGCTCTATAGCGGGTATTCTTCCTATTGAACCTCTAGCTATACCCGCTCATTACCCTCTCTATTATCCAGATGAGCGAGGGGACTATCGCTTATTGGCGGGCCTCCTCCCTCTCTATATGGAGTTATTACGGCGGGCCGGCCATACTGCTACTCTAGAGCTACCCCCCCGACCAACGTTACTCGATCCTGTTATAGACGCCAGACTACGCCTCGACCAACGAGAGGCAGTAGCTAGCGTATTAGGGGGCTACCGGGGCTACGTGCGGGCTGCTACTGGTTATGGAAAGAGCCCTGTTATTGCTACGCTGATGAAATACTTCGAGGCCCACCGACTCATAGTAGTACCTACCGTGCGCCTACTCTACCAGATGGCAGAGGATGTGCAGGAGTGGGCGGGCCTCTCTCCTGGGCTAGTAGGAGATGGTAATGATGATATTGGAGCTATGACTATCGCTACCGTAGATACTCTCTATGAGCGTATTAAACGGGGCGATAGACGCTATATAGAGTGGCTCTCTAGTATTGAGGTCGCTGTGTTCGATGAGGCGCATACCTATATGAATGCAAGTGGTATTACTACTGCTCTGTCATTAGACAATGCGTGTTATAAGATTGGCATGACTGCTACACCTACGCGCACTAAGATGATGGAAGCTATATTCGGCCCCCTTCTCGGAGAGTATCAAGAGACTACTCTCATCGAGAGTGGCGTCATTATGCAGCCTAAGTTCGAGTTTTATCCGGCCCCTCCCGGTGCAGTAGCGCGCGGCTCATTCGATAAGCCCTTTACACCATGGCTCTATAATCAGCTATACGATAGCGTCATAGTTAATAATAGAGCCCGCAATGCCCTTATAGCGAGGCACGCATGCCGACTGATAAAAGACGGCTATGGACCTGTGCTCATCCTAGTACGTAAGGTAGGTACTACTAGTAAGAAGAAGAATCCTGCTAGTCAGGCCCTTAACATACTGACTGAGCTAGAGGCGCTGGGCACATCTCTACCCATTATTCATGGTAAGAGTACTAACATAACCGACGTACTAGACCAGCTGTCAGCGGGCTCTATATCTGGCGCTATAGCCAGTGAGGGTATCTTGAGCCTAGGTGTGAGCATACGTTCTATTGGTAGCATAATCATGGCCGCCGGTGGTAAGGGAGGAGTAGATGGTGTATCTATGATTCAAAAGGTGGGCCGGGCCTTACGCATTAAAGAGGGTAAGCGTAACCCACCTATAATTGACTTCGTGGATCCACAGGGCTGGTTCCACTCTCAGAGTAAGGCGCGCATTAGGATAGCCACTGATACATACGGCGGTGATCACGTCACTGTATTCACTACTTGACACTAGCTTCCTAGCATGCCCATGCCCTGCGCGCCTTGCATAAGCGCTTGTTAGGTGTCTTGCGACAGTCTATATTGTGCATATCCGCCTGACCTGCGCTACGCGCACAGAAGCTCTTGCGGCGGGCCGCATCCACCTTGTTCTTGGGATTAGGGGCAGGGGGCTTCAGGTTAGAGCCAGTAGCGCGATTGTAATCAGCGCGGCCCTTAGCTGTTAGCCCTCCGGCTGGGTCCTTGTGCTCTTTCTTAAAGGCAAAGCTCTTCTTCTTAGCCATAGTTAATGCTCTTCTAATTTCACCATCATCATACTCAACGTAATTGGTTAATAGTAGGTGTTAAGTACCTGGGCAATTAATTACACTCATGATTGACACAGCATTAGTAATTGTGTTAAAATTAAAACAAACAAGGGTTAGTGGCCGAGTAGTCGAAGGCGACAGACTGTAAATCTGTAGATTTAATTCCACGCTGGTGCAAATCCAGCTTAACCCATTAAAAATAATAACCATAGGAGTAAATCAATGGACGAAACAGTCACAGTTTATATCACTAAATATGCTTTAACAAGTGGTATTATAAAGTGCAGTGGAAAAATCTGCAATCAGGTATTTTCCCCGGATAATCCCCGTAAATTTAATGTGTTAATGCTAGACGGATTTACCTCAAAAGAGTACGTGCTAACGGAAACAGAAGCTCAAAAAGTCTTTGAAGAAAAGAGACTTAAAGCAATTAAACAAACTGAAAGAAAACTTGAAAAACTGAAGAATCTAAAAATGCAACTCAATGAGTATTAAATGAATTTATTAACTCGTGACTGGTGGCATAATTTAATAGGTACTAGGGACGGGAATTGAACCCGCAAAACTTAATTAAATCTACTCCTGACGAAACGCCCTTCCCTCACTCAATCTTTGCCAAGTTCGGTGGATTCGCAAATTTCAGTTTTGAAACAAAAAACAAAGGTATTTTTTGCATTAAGTCCCTTTTCGGTTGAAGGCTCCGTTTCAGCCTTTAGCTACCAAGCTACCCTAGCATTTCAATTATATCAGAGGCTTCTAAAATTGTCAATCCTAAGATAAATAATTTTAATTATGGTAAAGTAATATAGAACACCTAGAAAAGTTAAAGTAAAATTATGAAAATAACCCTGATCTTGACTTTACTCTTAATTTCTGCGTGGGGATTTATGCTAATCACTAAAGGATTGTTTTGTGTGAGTGATGTAACTTTTGATCAAACAAGTGCAGATTTTGAAATCCTTTGTAGATTTACATGGGGAACAATAAAGAAATAACCGACAATACAACTCAGGAGTAAAACAATGAACACTCAAACCTATCGAATATTAATCGATTCAAGCTACGATGAGTTACCAAGAGAAGCTAAGCATTACGTCAATCGTTTGGTAAATAAAGCATCAAAAAAACCCTTTGTATCGACAGTGTTAAAAGGATTTTATGACAGCGCAATTAAATCAGACGATATAGATGCACTTTTAAGCAGTGCATTTATTGACGCTGATCAGGACAGAAAAGTAGGGTGTTTTTGGTACTTAAAGACAAGAATATTACTGGTTGTTTTTTCGCTACTAGCAGGTGTGACAATACCTAAGCTTCTTAAGAAAAACTATTGTCTTTTTCTACAATCTCTTGTTATAGCTAGTTACCTTGCAAAGGAAGGTTATGTCAATGAATCTCCCTTTGATTGGGACTACGAATAAACTAAGAAACAGCTAAAATAACCTAAATGAACCAAAAAATTGACTATTACGCACGCAATCCTCAAATTTCATTGATGTCAGATAAACTAACGAATGTAGTCGGTAATACAGTTTTTCCTTTTTCTGATAAAGAAGAACAGCTAAAATTTTTTAGTCAGATGCTTGAAGAGCTACTAGCTATATCATCTGTACCAAAATATACACCAGAGGGTATTGCATTGAATACAATTAAAGCCTTACTATCTGAGTTAGATTAGTGCAAAATTAGCTATTAGTTATTAGTTAAAAAATCAAATCAATTAGGAGTAACTCACTATGTCATTCTTAAAGCCGCTTGTGTATAACAAAACTACTTCTGAAATTTCAGAAGTCAAAGAATTTCAGTTAACAGACAATGTTATTTTTGTTCTTCTTTCTAATGGTTATCGAATTAAACAAAAAGATTTTGAAAAAGACTGGGAATACGTTAAACCGCTCAAAAGTTAATAAATAAAAAACAGAGGGTTGTCCCTCTGTTTTTTTGTTATGCTCCGTTTTGGCCTTTAGCTACCAAGCTACCCTAGCACTTCAATTCTATCAGAGACTTCTAAAATTGTCTTTGCATGACTACCTATGTTCTTTATTATTATTCATGGTTTGAGTGGCTCAGGTAAGACTGAAGCCTCTAAGTGTTTATCTAAGTTACTGGGGGTACAGGAGATCCATCCTATAGCTCCGTGGAAGCGCTTCATGGAGAAATACTATGGATTGCCAGAGGGGGCCCTCGATACAACAGAATACAAGGAGTATACGCCCAATGGTATGAATATAACCATGAATCAGTTCATGGTTAATCTCTATCACTTCATGAGAGAGAATGACCGTTACTTCTCTAGTCGTATGATGCGGACTGAGATACAGCGCCATATTAGCGAGGGTATACCTACTGTTCTATTGTCCTTACGTAACCTAGAGGAGGTAGAGGTAATAGAGAGTATGCTATCTACATTGATTAATAGATGTTGTATAGTAATCAATATAAGCCGCCCGTCTGAGCAGGTACTGAGTAGTGATGTTAACTATCAGGCTATTAAGGACCGTCTGGCTCGTCTTGATGAGGCGGGCGTTCATTATATAGACATAGTTAATGACTACCGTAGAGTATCAGACTTGAAGAAGGCACTAGAGGGATTGCTTAAGATTTATGTCAATACTAGATAATAGACCGTGGTACTACGTTATATATGAGGGCCCCGATTCTTATATAGGTGTCACTGATTATCTCGCAGCCGTGGCGTATGATAGGCCCGCTAGTGTAGCAGGTTATGGTAACTATCTAGTAAGACAGAAGGGACACCTATCAGTTATTGAGCGGTGTGATGTTAGTACTCCTCATAGTCATAAGTATTTGAAGTCCGCGCGGGCCGAGTTGATTATCTATCTCGAATGCGAGATGAACCGATGGAGTAAAACAATTAGGACTATACGGAGATTAGATGCAGATAACGTTCAACGGCCCCTATCAGATGCTGCTGGGTCCAGCAGGGAGTGGTAAGACAACATACATACAGAGTTTGAGTAAGGCCCTCATCACTAGTAGTACCGGCGTGAGCGCTATTAATGCAGGTGGTACTACTATTCACGCGGCCCTCCAGTTCTTCGACACTACTAGTCTATTACGCTCCGCTTCTAGTGGAAAGCTGACCACTCAGCTACAGGCTATATCTAATGCATTTGATACTCTAGTCATAGACGAGATCAGTATGTTACATGGCCCTCAACTAACTATTATCCATCACGTAATGGAGAAGAGTAACATAAATATGAATCTCCTACTCGTGGGAGACTTCTGTCAGTTACCACTAGTACCAGATAAAAAGGTCACTAGCACGCCAGTCTATCAAACAGACTGCCTACAGAGCTTCGATATACAGTACTTACGAGAGGTCAGGCGCCAGAATGACCCCGGCTTTATACAGGCGCTGACTAGCGTAAGAGAAGGGCGGCCTCACGAAGCAGTAGATTGGTTCATAGATAATGTAGAGTTTGTCAATCAGCTCGAAGATAACTACGCAGGTACTACTATCCTGCCTACTAATGATAGTGTAGATAGATATAACGCCCTGCACCTAGCACAACTAGAAGGGCCTAGTCGCCTCTATACTAAGAATTACGTTATACCGAAGGGGGGGAGGACCGCTCCTGAGTGGGGCCAAATACCTGAATCAGTAGAGCTAAGGAAAGGCGCGCGCGTTATTCTACTTCGTAATAGACTACCTACATACGCTAATGGCGATATCGCCATAGTCAAGGAGCTCATGACTAATACTATACTGGTGACAGTAGAACGTACCGGTCAGGAGACTATCATTGAATACGTGACACGAGATAATAAAGAGCTCGGCACTAACAAACTATTGGGCCGCTGCCACTACTTACCCGTTAGACTGGGCTATGCCCTTACTGTCCATCGTAGTCAGGGGCTCACGCTTAATAACGTACAGGCTCGTCTCAGTAATTTACGTTGGCTCAGCGGGGGCCTCTATACTATTCTTAGTCGTGTACGTCACTATAGCGGCCTCCGCCTGATAGGTACACGATCCGCCTTCTGTGATAGTTGCTATATAGAGCCCTCTATCCTTAAATTCTATAATCGGTTAGGTACTAAATCATGATGTTAGATTTACTTAAATACTTGCGGGGGCGTATATCTGACTTCCGCGAACCATATCAATCTCATACGGCCCTTGGCGATGAGATCTTATGCTGGTTTCATGGCACCCGTCGTCTCGCGTGTATTAGATGGATTAATGGTGGTTATTGTATTATCCCTAACTACCGCCCTAATCTATTGAGCATCTTATCTACATTCAAGTCGGCTCAACAATACAATGACGAGGAGGCACCTGATGCCGTATACGAGGCCTACAGAAATCTATTTGATAACAATGGGTGAACTACTGTAAGGTAGAACCTTTCATCTATTATTAGTGGCCCCCCTTGCACTTTGGCAGGGGGGTTCTATTGTCTATAGCCCCAGTCTATTGCATGGCACTAACCAAAGAATCTGAATTTAAACCTAATTGTTAATCTAAGGGAAAGATAAAATGCATCAAAATATAAGCACCGATGAAGCTATCAAGCTACTCAAAGAGGATGATAATGCTGATTGGTCATGGTCGGGCGCTGAGGCTTTAGTTGGGTATCTAGAAGATTTAGAGGATAGCCTTGATGAATCTATCGAATTTGATAGAGTCGCTATCCGGTGCGAGTATTCAGAATACTCTAGCGCCCTAGAAGCGGCCGAACATTACGGCTTTATACCAGAAGATGATGAGGATGAGGATGATGTAGAGTCATCTGCTATTACTTATCTAGAAGACAAAACAACAGTAATTAAATTTGAGGGGGGCGTTATTATTCAACAATTTTAATTAATTAGTTAGATATAAAGTATCTTAACGAGTATTCTTGTTAGTCTATTCTTATTACAACATATTGTCGTCTATACAGAGGGTATAAATGCTTACTGAATTTTTGCATGATTGGGTCAAGTCTGAGCCTCACATTTGTCGGTATGGGTGGGGTACTTTTCGGAATACCTTTTTTATCCAACTATCTTGGGGTGATTGTATTTCTATCTCTACCTCTGATCCTGATCCCTTTTTGTTAGATCGGGGGTCGCTTGCTAAGTTGATCTATTTTTTCCAAATGCGTCTAGATAGCTCTGGTTATGGTTGGGTTATTCAACGATTACCTAATAGTTATACTGTGACAGTTAGTGTGAACCCCAATATTTACGAGACTTCGCGTTGTTTTGTCTCTCGACAAGAGTCTCTCATTGAGGCTTTGCTAGAGGTGTATTTAAAGGTGGTTGCTTATAAGAAAAAGTCGTTTTACGTCCAGTAAAAGAGGAGGCACCTGATGAAAGAGATTAGTACAAATTATTGGGCGCCCCATAATCATTATGGGGCGCCTCATAATGATTATCTATGGGACGCACCTATACCTATTACTAACCCGCCAATAGCAAACGGTGATACTTTATACTATAGGTTCTACGTTTATAATGCTGGGATGTTTTATTATATACTGACACTGTTCGCTAAGGACAATTTCTATAAAGATAATTAATAGTACCAAAAGGAAACATTTGTTGAAAAAGATTAATCCAAACTATTGGGCGCCCCATAACGATTATGGGGCGCCGTATTATGAATGGGACGCGCCTATACCTATTACTAACCCGCCAATTTTAGCAAACGGTGATACTGTATACTATAGCTTCTACGGTTATAATGTTGGGGGGCCCTCCAAGTTTTACGATAGACTGGCAGGAAATGTATATAATATTCTATATGAGGGTGACTATTTCTATGAAGGTTATTAATTCTAATGGTTGGGCTCCTCGTAATACTAGATGGGCTCCATATTGGGGTGAACTTGTACCTATTACTAATCCTCTGATAACAAGTGGTTATAGTTTATACTATAAGTTTCATACTTATAATAATGAAGGGCTTGCTTGGTTTTATCGTAAACTATCGCCAGATGAGAATGATTATCTCTATGAAGAAGATTAATTGTAATGGTTGGGCACCCCATAATCATTATTTATGGGACGCACCTATACCTATTACTAACCTGCCAATTTTAACAAACAGTGATATTTTATATTATAGCTTCTACGTTTATAATGCTGGGGGGCCCGCCAAGTTTTACGATAGACTAGCAGGAAATGTATATAACATTCTAGATGAGGACAATTACTTCTATGAAGATGATTAATTATAATGGTTGGGCTCTTCGCAATACTAGATGGGCTCCATATTGGGGTGAACTTATACCTATTACTGATCCTCTAATAACAGATGGTTATAGTTTATACTATAAGTTTCATACTTATAATAATCAAGGGCTTGCTTGGTTTTACCGTAAACTATCATTAGATGAGGATGATTATCTCTATGAAGATTATTAATTGTAACGGTTGGCTTAGTAGTAATTGGGGTCCAGATATGTCTATATCTAAATCTATTACTGACCCAGCGATTCTAGCAAACGGCGATAATTTATATTATACATGGTTCTATGAAAGTATAATTGGGGCCTATACTCTTGAATTAGACAGGTTATATGTTTCTGTCGACTGGTTTTATTGTAAATTGCTGCTTTATCAGCGCTCTAACATAGACTGGTACATTGATATTTTAGGTGAGGATAACTATCTCAATGAAAATAATTAATCCAAATTGCTGGGCTCTGTATAAATGGGGTTTACCTGTATTTATCACCGCTCCGCCAGTAGCAAATATCAATAATTTATACTATAGCTTCTATCTTTATAATTCTAAAGGACTTGCTATATTTTACTATAGTCTGTCGTGGGGTAGTATTTTTTGTTATATGACTTTCTAGAGGAGGGGAATTATTTCTATGAAGATTATTAACGACTGGCCTTCACTTAATAAGTTGAATATACCTGCTGCTGATCCGCCGGTTTTAGCAAACAGTGGTAGTTTATACTATAGCTTTTATCATTACCACTACGAAAGTATGAGTGTGGGTCTCTGGGTCTATCTACCTGAATTAAATAAGTTTTATGCTTCTATCAAGTTGTTTTATTATAGACTGACATTGTTAGCTAAGGACAATTTCTATGAAGATAGATGATAGTGACAAATGGGCCCCACGTAATAAGTTGAATATACCTAGGCCTATTAGAACTTATTATTACGATAACACAGGTCTTGTAACTATCGACCGGTTTTATTATAGACTGGTAATCTATACCTATTACTGACCCGCCTGTTGACCTACAGGTGTATTTTGCTTATAGTCGAGAAGTCGCCTGGTTTTATTATAGAATGGAAGAATTTGGGATATACGGCTTTCTGAATAGGGGGTGATTACTTCAATGAGAGCGATTAGTTGTAATAAGCTTAAGTACTTGTTTTTTTATTCTGAGGATCTGACCATCGAGAGTCATATTCCTGCATTTAGCAGGTGCTCTATCGACCGGCTTCACTATAAACTAACAGCTGTGATATACGACATTCTATATGGGGATGATTATTTCGATGAAGATGATTAGTTGTAATAATTGGGCCCCGTGTAATCAGTTGAATATACCTATACCTATTACTGACCCGCCTGTTGACCTACAGGTATTATTAAGCAAATTGTATTTTGCTTATAGTCCTGGGAGACTCGCCTGGTTTTATTATAGACTGGGAGAATTTGTGATATATGGCTTTCTGAATGAGGCCTTAAGCTTGGGGGGCAATTACTTCAATGAGAGCGATTAGTTGTAACAAGCTTAATTACTTTTTTTATTATTGTGAGCGTGCGGGTTTCACCTATACTCCTGAATTAAGGTTTTATGCTGTCGACCGATTTTACTATAGACTGTATATACACATAGTAGATAAATATATATTCTATGAAGATGATTAATTGTAATGTTTTCAAACTTGCTTTGTTTTACAACTGGACTATCAAGAATAAGCTAAAGGCCCGTATACTTATTATCTCTACCGGCGGGTTTTACTATAGACTAAGAACTGTGATATACGATATTCTATATGAGGATGATTATTTCGATGAGAGCGATTAGTTGTAACAATTGGATTTTGAATAATGATTATTTCAATGCTTTGTACTTGTTTTATTATTATGAAGAGCTGGGTCTCGAGATTTATACTCCTGAATTAAACAAGTGCTGTGGCTCTATCTTCCAATTTTACTATAGACTGGCCTATAAACTGCGCTCTTATCAGCGCGCTTTAACATAGACTGGTATATTGATATTTTAGGTCAGGATAACTATCTCTATGAAAACAATTAATCCAAATTGCTGGGCCCCGTATGAGTGGAATGTACCTGTACCTATCACTGCCCCGCCAGTAGCAAATATCAATAATTTATACTATAGCTTCTATCTTTATAATTCTGGAGGACTTGCTATACTTTACTATAGACTGTCGGGGATAGTATTATATAACGTTCTATATGAGAATGATTATTTCGATGAAGAAGATTAATTCTGACAATTGGGTTCCTCGTAATAGAAGAGACCCGCATGTGGCTCCATACGTACTCACTATCACTAATCCACCTCTAGTGAGCGTTGATAATTTATACTATAGCTTTTATCTTTATAATGATGATGGGGGGCTTGCTATGTTTTATACTATAGTGGCCCTACCATTATTTCTATGAAGAAGATTAATTCTGACAATTGGGCTCCTCGTAATAGAAGAGACCCGCATGCGTGGACTTCATACATACCTATTACTAATCCGCCTCTAGCGAGCGTTGATAATTTATACTATAGCTTTTATGATGGGGTGCTGTTTTATTATATACTGGAAAGAGTAGCATCATATAACATTCTAGATGAGGACAATTAATTATATGAAGAAGATTGATTGTAATGGTTGGACTCCGCGTAATTTAAAT